CAAGGACCTTCGCTATAATAGCGGATTTTCTTTGATAAATAAATAACAAACCTCATACTTCCCCGACCGCATCTCTTTGGAGTTGCCAGTACGGTGGGTCTGGAGGAGGATCGTTGTTAGCTCAACGTGACTCTGGACCGTAAACGGTAGAGTGCGCCCGTCTCATTGCATTTTTCGTTAGAGAAGTGTAGACTGAGATCGACATATACCAGATCTTGCAGTACACAGTAAGGTCTGAAGGAGTTCCTTCAGGAGCACACCGGTTGTGCCTCGCTTTGTAGTAGCGGTAACTATGTGAGTCAATACATGTAGTACTGTTCTATAAGGGCCCGTATGGAGCTCACCTTGTTCATTATTCGTAAGGACGTAAAGATCCGGCCAGCGAATCGAAATAATTTTGTGGCTTTTTAAATGCCGTTTTGGAAGACCTAAATTTAAAAAAAGGTCGGCGATATAGCGGAGAGCACATCAATATAGTCTCTAATGCCTCGTAAGAGAACATTTTTCAAAAGACGTGTTGACGCACCGCGCACATACTTCCCTTCATTAGACGTAAAGCTGGACATTATGGGTGATCTCATTCAGGAAGAAGAGAACCCAGAACTCCGTGGGGGTGCAATAGCGAATGAACTGACTAAGTTGTGGTCAGCGGTTTCGGATGAAACATTCCGTAACCTTTCATTTTTTGCACTTACCAGCTATCGTATGAGGAGAAAAGCGCGTCGGACAAGGAAAGGGTTTACTAAATTCCTGTCTCGGACGCCAACCTCTGGTCTGCACAACGAAATAAAATGCCTTGAAAGTAAAAAGGACCTGCCTTGTTTAAATATCATAGACCTCTCGACACGCTTTTGCGGTGCGAGAGAGGGCCTGTGTGTCAAGGAATGTGGGAGGGCAAGTGTAATCACCTATCAGCCCATTGATAGAATAAAAAATAGTGCAGATACGGTTTTGCCGGGGAGCCTTGATTCGCTCAGTAATGTTCCCAACAACCCGGAAGACGATGATTATTATCATCCGCCGCCAATTGATATGAAAAGACTATACCACCAATGGATTCTCTATGAGATATTCAAACCCAAGAAAATTGGTGGTCCACTACTTAACATGTCTCTTGACGAAACCACTTCCAGTTTTGAAGTAGCTGCACCTAAAAACTTCATTGTCGACAAATCGTCGACGTCCCTTCGTTATTCTTTAACTTTTTTTGAATCCGATGCTCGAGAGCTCAAGAGACTTGAGAAGCGCCTTCAGCGCCTCAACGCTCTTCGCAAACTTCAACCTAGAAAGGCTCCAAGAATTGAGGAAATTATGAAACAACTTTGTTTGACAATTGTCAAGATCAAAAATAAGTTGTTCCGTGGATTCCTTATGATTCTTGGCCTAAAACCGCAAGAGAATTGTTGTTACAACAAGACAATTCTGGATAACGCGATTGAAGAATGCTTTGGCTCGCTCAACTTTCCTGGGGGCACGGGAGTTTTTTCTTACCTTCATGCAGGCGATGTACTTTTAACAAGTAACTACTCTGCGGCACTCATTTTCTCTGTTTATCTTTCTCGCAAGACATTCGGCTTCACCTCTCCATTTGAGATGGAGGCAGCCGTTTCCAAGTATCTTGAACGTGTCACTTCTATTCTTCCTATCAGAGATAAGAAGCAGGAAATGTACAATCTCTTCCGCGCATTATGCAAAGTTATCTTCCGTGGTCAAAAAACCACGAAAAGAAACCGTGCATCCGGGAAGGCTTGTTACGAAAACCCGCTTTCTGGAGGAGGAAAAAGAGTGATTACGTACATGGATCCATTGCATTTAGATGAACTGAGATTTTTTGGGAGATTTCGAGTTAGACCGGCTCCTACCTATACAGGTGGGAAGGTTCGCGTGATCGTAGTAGACTCTGCTTACAACGAACGATTCTTGTACTTAAATGACTATGCGTCATCCGAGTTTCGTCCGGCTAAGTGGTGTCTATTTGGTCGCAAATCGGTCCAAATTTGGCTTGAAATTTCTCATTTTGGCCGCACTAAGAAGAGAGGTGACTTTGTTTTTTCGGGGGATCAGGAGTGTGCTACAGATCTTCACGACGGGATGTTCTCAAATATGTTCATTGAGCGTCTCTGTGAAATTTTTCCAGATCTGGATGCTGAGGAGTTGCGTTCTTTTACGACAGAATGCAATATCGAAATCGACGAAGCTGCTTGTGTGCCTGGAAAAGAGGTTTATCATCTTTCTTCAAATGGCCGTCAACAATTCCCTTGTACTGGGATGTGTGACCGCTGTAAAAGACAAGAACCTCTTTATGTTCGACAGACACGTGGGCAACAAATGTCGTCCCTCATCTCCTTCCCCCCTCTTTGTCTATCCACTTTCTGCACTTGGTTTTTCGAAAGTAATGAATATCGTGATTTCATGAATCTCTTCCTGGCTGGAAGGTATCGTGAAGCTCGTGAGCTCATTATGAATATAAACGAGTGTGGTGTCAATGGAGATGACATTCTGTTCATCGGACCTGAAGAAGAAGGTGGTCGATGGGAAGAGAATGTGGTGACAATCGGAGGACGTTCGTCCAAGGGTAAGACCCTTGCGAACCAAAATTTCGGCACTGTTAATTCAGAAATCGTCAGTTTCTTAGGCGAATTTCCTGAAGTGCTAAAACCCCTACGACCGTCACTTGTTGTTGCGTTATCTGACGGAGATTATCGTGCACCTAATCTTGCATGGGAAGAGTATCTTACTTCCCCTTTAAAATCAGATTGGTCCGATATGATCTTTCAACCAGATAAAGTCTTATTTCCTACCATGCCCAAATATTTTGGTGGGCTAGGAAAGGTAAGACTGCCTCGTGAAAGGTTTAACGCGATAACATTCCTCGCCCTACGTTACATGCGACCGCTAGCAATATTCAATTTCAATGAGGTACAAAGGACTGGATCTTTTACACAAACAGAATCAACGGTAACGTCGACTCTAAAAGATGTCAGTATACCTCCTCAAAATGTTGCTCTGCCAGCGGACCTTGTTCTTAAGAAAGGTCTGGTAGATCGTGACGAATTGAAAAAGATGTTGCAAAGAAAGTACAATGGCTCTCCAACCAGAATTTTCTGGAGTTCGCCCGCATATCATGGAGAAAGTGTAGATGTCGCATGGAAACATGCTCAAAGAGACTTCTACTTACTTACCAGGATGGAGGAAGATTCACTCTTCAAGGAGTATGATCTTGCTTGGGACCTCGATGAGGAAAATCTCGCGTTCTTTGAAGGAACTGCCGATGATTTACTCTCGGTCCACCCTGCTCCACTCAAATATATCGGGTTAACAACAGTTTCTTCTCTGAGTCAAAAAACTAGGTTTACGAATGTGAATACCATGGAAAAACATGAGGTTCCTAAAAAGGATCACTGCATGGACATCTTGGATCTTGATGATGTCACTCCACAGGCCGCCAAAGAAGGCCGTTCCACTGATCGCGTTCTAATCAATAATATGACCAAGTTTTCAGAGAAGTTGGCAAATGCTAGCCGAAGAGAGTTGGATTTCGATCTTAAAAGTTGGAAAAAAA